ATGCGTACCAGTTGCAATAGAAGCATCAAGTGGCTTCTTATCCATTACAATGTAAATTCTACCCATAACAGAAGACATCGTTGAAAAATATTTTAACTTCTGATGCATTGGAGTACCCAATCCATCAACATTGGTATAAAACTTCCTCAACATATCGTTGGTCATAATTCTTGTTGGAGGAGCCTTAAACAAATAGGATGTAATTAAATCAACAATTCTCTTTGAATGGTTTTCTCTAAAGGCACGCTTTTTTCTTTCTTCAAACTCTTTGTCGCCCTCTTTTATGTACTGAAAAAGATTTCCGTTGATGTATTTATCACCACCATCATATGATGTCTGATAAAAATCCCAATTCTTCTTATTCTCTCCATACTCAGGATGAACTCTTACTGAAAGTTTTGAGCCGTCAATTATACTTACTTCACTCAAGATACACTCCGTTAATATTTAAAGCCTGCATAGATCGTGGGACGTTCCCTAAAGAAATGAGATGTTAAGGCGTATCTGTTTCTGTCCATAGTATGATCAAATTCCTTTATTGGTCTATCAACACCAATTGCCTGTCCTTTGTCGTCCCAGACATAGGATCCAAACTCCTTAATAGTGTCTGTGCATGATCTATCAACATAAAACTTTTCACCACGCAACATAGTAGACACAAATCTTATTCCCTCAAGAACGTCATTGTTGGCTGGAGTCACAACAAAACCATTGTGTCTCATTTCAGCTATAAATGAAGACGCTGACGGATCGACATATATGGCTCCAGGTCTTACGCCCTTTAAGAATTCCTTAAAATCTGCAACGTATTCTCTGTCAGTCTTCTGTCTTCCCTTTTCTCTTCCATTATAAAAATATTCTTTAACCAAATAAACAGGACCGCCACCACGATTATAACCAAATAGGCCAAATGTGCATGGATTGTTTGTGCCGTAGTCTATTCCTATAATATAATTGTCGAACTGCTTTTTACCCAAAGCCCTTAAAACCGCATTCGTGTCTACAACGTGGATATTTTCATCCCACATGTCATAAACCGCTCCTTCGGCCAGAACCCATTGTCCAAGGATAAATCGCTTGTAAAACAGCCCAGTATATTCCTGTTTTAGTGAATCAACATATTCCGGATCCAAGTTTGGATTGTCATCAATTGAAAACGAATACCTATTGATGTTATCAATTCCACATCCTATGCGATCAAGATAATTGACCTTGAGCCAATGATACGGAGAGTCTGGGTTTGTTGTTCCAAAAAATTTAGCATTTTTAACTGACATACGAGACAGCATCATTGAAAAAAAGCTTTCTGGCCAAAGCGTAATCTCATCTCCATAGCACGATTGTTCACATAGATTCGCAACATCTATGCCGTCTATTTAAAGACTGCTATATGTTTCCATATAGACCAGACTATATCTTCATCTCAAAGAGATGCTTCCCATTTCCACCCGCTTGGATGTACTTCCTTTCGGAATAGTCGTTGAACCTTATTTACAATCACAACATATTTCTTTTAATTTAGCGTTTATTCTACGGTTACCCTGTCCGGGTCTATCGTATAAAGTGTACGGTATTCTATAAAGAGTGATATTTGAACATTCACAATAATCATTCTTTATTTTGTCTTTTAGTTTTCTATCCTCAAATTTCTCAAAGAATCCATCACCGTAGTGTTGTGATCCATCATATTCTATAAGGAAAAAACTTCCGTCATTTCTGTAAATTTTAAAATCAAATGGCAATGGAAGAATGCTTCTGCAATCTTTAAATCTAACTTCTTGTTCGAATAATATATTCTGTTCATTTAGCCATGAGGCAATATGTTTCTCTCCATGTGATTTTGAACACAATGGACATCTTCTACCGCCTCTAATAATATGTGCCATTGTAACCATGTATTCATGACCACACACATTATGTCTAATTAAATGTTTTCTTTCCCCGTATTCACACGGCCCAAGAAGAACATATTCATCTCCAACAAGCTCTTTTAGCTTCTCTTCCCAATAGCCTTTTGGCTTTAATTTTAAATTCGCTATTTTCTTCGTAGAGCAATGAATACAATTTTGCCTCTTAACATGTTGTCTGGAGTCATCTCAATGATGTTTCCGCACTCAACATGTTTAAATTTCATTTTAACTCTTGAATTTTTATATACTTCAAGAGCTTCGTATTCATTTCCTCTAGCATTTTTCAAATCATCAAGAAATTGTTCATTAGATTTTAATCTAGTTTTACCAATGTTTCACCTCATCGAAAATGAAGTGATTGCAAATCTTGGCTGCTGATTGTCTTCGCCACTACGCGGTCAGATTTTCCAGCAATTAAAGAAGTTATAATATACTGTCGCCAGTATAAAGGGCTACTGTTAACCCGCTAAAGTTATTCCTCGAATACGCTGCTCAGATCTTTCGTCATAAGCTGAAGCTAGATAACACTGCCTTCCATAAATATAAACAGCGTCACCCCTAACATCCACAATCTTCTCGCTGGTCATTTGAATCATTGTGTCCAAGAGGTTTCTTCTAATTGTGCGTTCAGTTTTACCTGCGATCATCAAAAGACCAGGTGGAGCATTTCTTACATATTCCATCCATCTGACAATCGAAGCGATTGTCTTTCCGGATCGAACCGACCCCTCCCACAAATTTATTCTCTTCGTTGAGGAAACAATTGAATCTAGCGCCTTACTTGAGAATCTTCCGAACTCAAATCCGCCGCTAGACATCATCAACCCCTTCTATCAAGAAATCACTAGCTTTAAGATCATCTACAATTGGTTCTGATCCATTCTGTTTGTCTTCTATTCCGGCTTCTTTATTATGTTCAGCCCTCATTTCTCCTAAGATGTCCACAAGATCGTCCAACGAAGTTCTTTCTTTTCTGACATTTATATCGTCCATCGTGTTCTTCTGTATCGTCTGAACCATGATTGAAACTTCAGCTATTCTTCTAAGCTCCAATGAATTCAAATTCTCATTTGGCTTTACTCGTACAACCTTTCCGGCAGAATCTTTAGTAATCGTAAAAACTTTTGCAGTTATCGCAGACTTCAGAGCCTTCGCAACGTTGAACATGTCTTTAGAAAACTGAAAAACTTCCGATGCATAATCTACAGCTTTTGCCTCTGTAGTTTTTTTCTTAATAAGCTCTTGATATTCTGATCTTTTATTGACCCACAACTTCTTCATTGAATGTTTTGCAATTGTGTTTTTCTCAACACCATATCTACCAGCAAGATCACTTAGAGACGGAAAATATAATTCTCCTGTCTTTTTATCAGTGTATCCAGTTACGTAATCCTGTTCTACTTGCATCCAATTTATCTTAGGTCTTTTTGAGCTTTTCTCCTCGCCATCGGCCATTATTTTCGCCATTCATTACCTCTATCGAACATTTGATATAATCTTATGCGGTAACTTCAAATGAATGTTTGCAATTTGGACATTCAACCATCAATCTGGTTGAAACATCTGTCTGAACTGGCTCGTCAACATCCTTTTTTACAATGTCTTCATAGCCATCGGATCCAGACGAATTGAACTGGCTCCAATCGAAATCCAACATACCGCTAAAATTATCCATTTCTCCGCGAGAATATGGCATCGTCTCAAGAATCTCATCGATGTCGTATTCCTCACGAATGTCTCTCATGACTTCGGCCAACTTAATAGAATCTGTTCCAAATTTGGTTTCATTTGTCTCAACGGCAATTCTTTTAGCCTGTGCGTCTGAAATTACTCCAAGATTGAAACATACGGCCTTGTCAAATCCAAGAGACACAAGGGCTTTAACTCGGTGATTACCATTAACAACCTCATAAACGCTTTCACCGTCTTCTGACGGAAGCTCACGCACGATTAGATTTTCAACCTGTCCGTGCTTCTTAATGTTATTCTCAAGTTTCTTAAGCAATCTGGCGTCATCTGTTTTGTAATTCCATACTGCCAATGTGAGGTTCGACACATCAACCTCAATTACGCCGGATATCATTTTGTTTTCAATTGTCATCTTACCCTCTTAATCCATGCATCAATATCAAAATCTTCCCAAACAACGCCACGATGAGTCCAAAGCGCGGTCATTTCTCTTTCAATATCCTGCCATGCTTCAATTTCAACTTTGCATTTTTCCCAGTAATCCTTTGTCTTGTACCAGAAACGCAACAGATCAATGTCTTTCTTTTTTCGCTTTCGCTCAAAATAAACTGATCTTCCGTATTTATTAAAAGAAACCCATGTTGTATGATCAACAGAATAGAATGGATATTTTTTATAAATTCGCATTGTGGCAATACCTAACCCATGAACGCGAACCTTGTCCCTTGTGCGACGAAATATCCAATCCATATATCCATCACTTACATCGTCTGTGATTGTCTTTAATCCAGCCCAACCTCCAGCACCAATATATGGATATTTCTCTGCATACATGTCCAATAAATAGTTGTGTTCTTTCTCTTTGTAATCAGATAAATGGATGATCGGAAAAATATATGCATTCGGACATTCTTTTTCTAAGAACGTCTGATTAGCAAGAGTCTCCTTGACATCAATCGTATCAAGATTGAAACATTTCTTTAATCCATATTTGTTGATAAAGTCTGCATAATCAGAAACCTTTATTTCAACTCCAGCAACCCTGGAGGTGTATCCTCCAGAATCCATTAATAGGTCTGATTTATCATCAACATACGGACCAATGGTTTTGTTTATATAATGAAAGCTTTGAAGTATATTCAAAGCCCCATTTTCAATTAAATGCGCACAATGATTTTTTGAGTCAGCTCCAGCAAAATACAACTTCATGTTCCACCAAGCTTTCTCCATACATAAATCATTTCTTCGACCTCTTCCTTGCGCCCCTTACTCTTTGAATAATCAATCGCATGAAGAAGTGCGTTCTTTGGATTAATTTCAAAATGACTATGCGTGTCTATTCCGTTAACTCCAAATGCCACAAACTTTCTAACACATGATCTACAAACGCCGCATTCAAGCTCTTCGTGGTTATAACAGCTTCGTGAATTTATTAAATCCTTAATGCTGTGTTTTTCCTTAATATATTCTTTAACAATCTGTGACTTCGTTTTATCTTTATATGGCAATGACAACGTATATCCTCCAGACCCCATTATGGTCAGAGGATTTTTCAGAGGATCTGTAAATATATGCCTTAAAACTGAATTCGTCTTATCAGCGAACTCATAATCCTTGTCATGTGTTGTATCACCCGCTGTAGCTCCCAAAATAACGTGAGATCCATAATAAGCTCCTATCATTGCAAAAAACAAATTACGCATCGGAACTATTTCGTTTTCCAATTTCTGATCACGCAAATATAACCTGTCATCAACTATAAATTCATATCCCGTTAAGTTCATCTTTGCGATTGCATTCAACTCTTTCATTTGTTCTGGCAATCCAAGATTGCAATATAGTAAAATATCTGGCTTAATCAGCTTTGCAATAGCGTAGCTGTCCATACCTCCAGAAAATAACATTACCGTCTTTCCCATTATTTTCTCCACTTCCAGACATAATGTTCAACACGTCTGGCAATCCTTTCGGATTCTTCAAATATTTCCTTGGCTGTTGCAAATCGATCTGTTGCCAGATTTTCCATTCTTGCCGTCAATACGTGACACACCTCATGCAGCGCACATCTTCTAACTTGTATTTTGGTGCAAGGTTCATCAGCCCAATCTTTCGTAATGTTGATATGGGCATTCAATCCGTCTCCA